CTCAGGTACTCGTCGTCCTCGTCATAGTAGGTGTTGATTTCGCCGAAGATGCGGTAAACGTCGCTTTCGGAAATTGTGAAATAGGGGTCAAATGCGCCCGTGATGTGGTCGGTTTTTTTGATGAACTTTGACATTGCTTTGAGTTGTTAAATGTTTGACTTTTAATTTATTCTACTGTAAAGATAATAAAAATTTTCAATATACGGTTCATTTTTCCGCCGTTTTTTTTCGCCTTAACGTTGGTTAAAAATTTTAACGGTTTACACCCCCCTCAGCACCACGCGGGCGATGCCCGAGAGCAGGGCTGAGGCGGCGGCGGTGTCCGTCGGGGACCCGTCGTTGTAGTCCAGCACGTCGTTGACGAAGCGCCCGTACTCCTCCTCCGGAAGTTTGTCGGGGTTGATGTGGATATTGGCGCGGACCCAGTCGCTCATCGCCGAGATGCGCGAACGCTGGTCGTTGCCCATGCGCAGGACATCCACACGCGGCAAGTCCTTCCGCAGGTCGCGCACCATCGGGAAGTAAGCCTGCGGACATTCGACGACGTAGCGCTCCGACCGGAAATCCCTTATCCAGCCCGCCATCTCGTCGCTCCCCTTCGTCTCACGCAGGCTCACGTCCGTGAGGTGCCAGCGCTCCCCGACAGCCGCGACACGGGCAAGGGCGAAGCGCCCGCCGAACGACGGGAACACATAGACGAGCGTCTGCCCGTACTCGTATTCCGTCGCGGGGTTGTAGAACTTGAAGTCCCCCTCGGCGTAAACGGAACGCTTGCGCCCCATCGAGAACTCCGTGTACTTCTGCCGTAGCAGGTCGTGCACCGCATAGCGGAGGCAGTCCGAGATATGCCCCCTCGCCTCATATTTCTGCTTCGTTATCGGGTTCGTGACCTTCTGCTTCGCCATGGCGCCGTTCTCGTCCTTCTGCACCGACTGGTAGTCGTCTATCGACGCGGAACACTCACCGTCTATGCGGATGCTCACGCCTTCGACGCGTCCGTCCCATACGGCGTTGATGAACTCGCCCGTCGTCGCCACGCTCGGGTTCTTGTTTCCCACGCAGTCCTCCACATCGAAGCCTTCGTGTTCAAGTTCGTCTATGACGAGGTCGAAGAACGAGCGGTTCTCGCTGTCTATCGTGTTCGCCGCCTTTCCGCTGGCGTCGCCGTGGAGGTACACCCTGCCGGAATAGCCGTATTCCCTCAGCTTGGACGCGACGACCTTCGCCGCCTTCCTCGCCGAGTTGTTCGGGCTTCCTATCGTCAGCTCGGCGAACTGCGTGACCTCCTCCGTTTCGCCGCGGTACTCCTTCTGGAAGAAAGTCGCCGTGACGTAAGGCAGCACGTTGGAGTCCATGCTGACGTGTATCGGCAGTTCTTTCTTGTACGGGAACTTGCCGCAGACGGTGCCGCGGCTGAACGACGGGAAGAACTCCGCGCCCGTTCGGATATGCCCCCACTCGCCGAGGGCGTAGACCTGGTAGTAGTCGGGGTCGTTTATGCGGTCGTTCTCGAAGTTGGCGATAGCCTGGCGGTCGTAGTAGCCGTATGTCCCGTCGGGAGAGCCGACGACCCAGAAGTTGTTGAGGTACGTCGACTGTATCACGACCGTGTCGGGCGCGTGGCGCTCGAACTCCCCCGTGTTGGGGTTGAGTATCGACTTCTCGGAGTTCATCCGCACCGACTTGACGCGGCACAATTCGGGCGGCAACACTTCGCCGCCGACTTCCAGCGACATCGGCACTTCATGCCACTTCTCCCTGTCGAACCATTTTTTCTTTATCCAGTGCTCCTCGCTTATCGGGTTGAAGGCGGCGACTATCTGCTGTCCCTCCATGCCGCGCAGACGGAGGCGGATCTGCTTGAAGTCCTCCTCCGTGTACTCGCTCAGCTCGTCGAGGAACACACGCTTGTACTGGCTTATGCCCTTAATCTTTTCGGGGTCGTCGAGTCCGCTGAAGTCTATGCGCCCGCCGTTGGAGAACACCACGCTGTTCTGCTTGAAGCGGCACACCTCGTTCATTCCGCACCTCTGCCCCGTTCCCGTTTTCTCCAGCTCCACCCCGTTTATGGCGGCGCGGAAGTCGGAGTAAATGGTTTTCTCTATGCTCGCACCGACTTTACGCATCACGAGCATCGCGCACCTCTCGTGGAAGGCGAGCGCCGAGAACATCTGCGCCACGCTGAACGACTTGCCGGAGGACGAGCCGCCGTAAAGCACGATGAAGCGGATGTCGCGGTCGAGCAGATACCGCCAAAGCCAGAAGGCGTTCGGCGAGAAGTTGTCTATCCCCAGGCGCATCAGTCCCTGCGTTTAGGCGCGAGAAGAAGCCCCTCCCCGTCCTCCGGCAGTTCGTGGCGTATCGTCTCGACGTATTCCCCGACAACTTCGAGCATCAGCTTTATGGCGTTGGGGTCGGCTTTTCCCATGCAGCGGTTGAGGAAGCCGACCGCAATCATAAGGCGCGGCGTGACCCTCCCCGCCACTTCCGCGGGATAGCCGAGGTTTATTATGCGCTGTCTCACCTTGTCGGGGTCGAGTTCCACGTCGAGGAGCGAGTTCAGCGTCTCCTTCATCGTGCGTTTCTCCGCCTGCACCTGCTGTGAAATCTCCCCTCCTTTTCGTCCCGCCTTCCGTGCTTCTTCGGTGCTTGTCCGTGCAAATCTGCCCTTGTTGTCGCGGAACTCCTCGCTGTGGTTTGTCTTGTTAGCCATTGTCCCCCTCCTCCCTTTCGAGGCGGCCGCTAACTCTCCTGCCCGTCGGCGTTGTGCCTGTGTAAGTCTCTTCCATTTTCGTCGTCGTTTAAGTCGCCGTCCCCCTGCCGGCCCGTGTGTGAGTCCGGACCGGCTCGGAGCGGCTTCAGTCAAATAATCCAATAACAAACAATAACAATGACAACGGCAAAGTTACGGATAATTTCCGCTCGTCCGCCGTTATCACGGATTTTCCGGAACGCCGGGCCGCGGCGATTTAACGGCTGTATGATTTTTTTCCGCGGCTCAGGGAACGAGGCTGTCGAACAGTCCGGGCATCTTCGGCGTGAGCGCGTCGTGCTCGTCGCGGAAGAAGTCCTCTCTTGTCCTGCCCGCCTTGCGTCCCTTGTTGGTGTGGATGTCGAAGGTGTACTCCGGCACTTCCAGCGGTTCGCGCCTCGCGTCGTCGAGGGCCTCGAGCACCTTCGCGTCGTCGGGGCAGATTTTGTCCACGGCGAGGTTGTTGAGGTGGTCGGCGTCCCTTGACTTGAGGCACTCGCAGAGCAGTATGACGGCTTTCCCGATGAAAACCCGTCCCTTCGGCCCGGATGCGCCCTTGTTCACGAGGACGTAGCCGTTGTGGAGCGCGTCTATCTCGTGGGTTATGAGCCCCCAGCAGTCCTCGGCGCTTATCGTGTAGAGCCTTTTCCACACATAATTGCCGTAACCCGAAGCCCACAGCTCCACGGCGAAGTACGCGGCCGTGACGACATCGTCGCGGCGGATGCTCTTCTGGAGGGCGCTCGCCACCTCGTAGAAGTCGTATCCGTTCTTCGTTCTAAGTGTGAAGTGTCCCATTTTTTCTTGTAAAGTTAGTGAAAATTTTCGAGAATTTGGCTGAAATTCAACACATTAACTCTAATTTAACATTTCAAAACGGGAAACTCGCCGAGATGTTGTACTGCACCATCGACTTCGTTTTCTCCCTGCCGTTGTTGCCTTGTCCCTTCAGCCGTATGGCCTCGCCGAAATACTTTCGGATGAGGAGTATCGAGCGGCGCTCCTCCTCCTGGTTGCGTATCGCGGAGAGCCCTCCGGCGTTCACGAAGGTGGCCTTCTGCTCGAAGTTGTAGCGCAGGTCGGTGAGGACGCGGCGCTCCGTGTACTTCATGTAGCAGGAAATCCAGAAGTCCTCCTTCAGCCGCAGCTCCTCGTTCCACCAGACGTTCTTGTTGTAGCGGACTCCGTAGCTGCAGCCCGTTATCATCTTGTCGAGGGCGAGGTACTGCGTCTCGTCGTACATCACGGGCGATATGCGCGACGTGAAGCCGAAAACGTGCACGTCGAGCATCACGGCGATGTCGTGGAGTTCCTCTATGATGCGTGTGATTTCGCCGCGGTCCCGTACCCTGGCGCTCTCGCCCTTCTCGACGTATAGCCGTTTGCAGGCGTCGACGTCGTCGTCGAGCATGAACAGTTCGCGGAAGTGCTTCGCCATCCAGTTGCGTTTGGGTATGAGCCCGACGATTTCGTCGGGGTGCGTGACTATCTCGCAGTCGGGGTTGTACTCCCTGTAGAGGTCGGCCTGCGACTTGGCGACGCAGATTATCGGGTCGTTCACGAGGTACTTGGCGAACACCCTGTCGTGCCTCTTGTGGCTCGGTATGACGATGCGGAGGCTCATTTCGCGCCCCCTTCCAGGCTTCTGCCCACGGCTTCGCGGAAATCCTGGACGGAAATCACGTTGCTCTTGCTGACCTTGCCGGTCTTGTACGAGCGCATCCTCTGCATGTCGAGCGTCTCCCTCAGCCAATTCGAGTCGACCTCGCTCGAGGACTCGATGATGAACAGCTCGTGCTTCTCGTCGTATTTCGGTATCAGCGGATACACGGCGG